TATCCAGCCAAGGTGACCAATTAGGCCATAATTAGCCCCTCTATCATCCCCATGGTCCCAAATATCCCCATATGACCTATGAGACCTATGTGGTTGCTACTAGCCCAACCTAGACCAATATGGACCAATATGGATACCCCATGGGCTTAGCCACTGGGCGACCAAGGAGTCCAAGGAGGCCACGGTGGACCATTATTAATCCACTGTTAATCACTATGGCCCTAATGTTGACCCTCGGGGTGGCTAATGTGGTCCATACGGGCCAATATGGAGACCTAAGGGCCCTTCTGGTGCTCGGGATTAGCCTCAATTACCACCGTGGTCCTACGGGGTAGGGGGTGCCAGAATAAAACACGGGTACTTATTATATTTATAAATTGGATCCTTAGCCTAAAGTGGGGTTTAAGTGAGCCCTTAAGGTCCCATATTTGACAGTATTCTAGCCCCAGTGAAAAAAGTGAGCTAATTAAGTATCACTATATGTAAAATAACAACGTATTTAGCTAAAACTCAGCTACTGAGGACATAATTGACTCAGTTTGGTTTATATCTACCATAAAGATATATCTTTGATACTAAGGTAACACTGGAAGGGTAAGGGGTGGCTTAAAGGGTTTAACTAAATACATTAAGGATACATTAAGGATCCACTATAATCCACTATGCTATTATGGTAACCCCTTACCCTTTTAGGATACCTAGTATCTTTAGAGTGGATAGAGGTGACCTCTGTGGCCTATGTGGCTACCCCGTGGGGAGATACCCACAAATAACAACTAGAATGCCGATAGGGTTCTAACAATCTTGCTTAATAAAGGAGAAAAACATATGACAAGAGTAACAAAACTAAATCTTCCAGATTTTTATAAAAGTACAATAGGGTTTGACAGTATATTTAATGAAATGGTAAATGGTATTCATTCTAATGCTGGCAGCTATCCCCCTTATAATATTGTAAAGGAAAGCGACAGTAGCTATACAATTAGTTTAGCTGTAGCAGGCTTTGGTAAAAATGAAATAAAAGTGCAACAAGACGGTAATGCACTTTCAATTAGTGCTGAAAAGGAAGACAGCCAAGAAGAAATTGAATACTTATACAAAGGTATCGGAACTAGAAGCTTTAAAAGAGAGTTTAGTTTGGCCGATTATGTAGAAGTAACATCGTCTAAACTAGACAATGGTATTTTGGTAGTTACATTGGAACAAAACATTCCAGATGAAAAGAAACCACGTACTATTGAAATTGCTTAGTACACAGGAGGTAACTATGCCGAATACCAAAAAAGAGCCAATAGATAGACGGAACGGTAAGACCCACCAAGGGTCAAAGAATTTAAAATCCTGGAAGCCTGGCGAAAGTGGTAATCCTAAAGGAAGGCCTACAGGCGCTCTAGGGGCAAAAGGTAAATTAAAAAGAGATTTACAAGTTATGAAATGGATGCAAGAAGATCCAGAACTGGCTGCATTAGTGGAATCTTTAGATAACACAGAAATGTTTGAGGCATTAAAGAATACAGCTTTTGCTCTTTATGCTAATGACCCTACAGATATGACTAAATATGACAGAGCGTATAGGGCTGTTGCAGAAGAAAGAGAATATTCAGAAGGTAAGAAGACTAGACAAGAAGTAGATTCACGAGTTACTCAAGTGTCTGAAATGACTATTGAAGAATTAGAAGCTGAACTAGCCAATGTTACTGAAATAGACCCAGAGGACTTAGATCCACCTGAGGTTAATGCACAACCAGAGGGTAGTAATTTTGATAAACCCAATAAAGACTCGGACTTATTAGGGACTGGCGTTGCTGGTTCCAGTAAGTCAGTCGAACAAGATTAACGTATTATTATTAGGAGTTTTTATGGCAATACTATCAAAGACAGGGACAACTTTTGGTGTATTGTCGACTCCTCCAGATAATAATATAGGAATAGAAGGTCTATACAAAGCTTTTAGTGGAGCGGAAACCGAAGCTTTTGATAATCCCTGGATAAGAACAACATTCAGAGGAGCTGAAGGAGGCTCAACCGCATTTGGTCCTGTACAATTAACTGGTAGTTTAGTAAGAAATTACTTATTAAATAGACCAGAAGTAATTGAGGATAAAGATTTTGCAAATAGGTATTTAATGAATGCTAGAAAATTTGCAGAGCACGGTAATAACAAAGGAAAGATACCGCACTTTAATCCTGACTACGATTATGGAGGGCCAGGAGGCCTAACTACTGAAGCTGACCAAGAAGGATACTCAAAATTGTCTAAAGCAATTATGAATGATTTATGGGCTAAGGCTAAAACAACAGATAACCCCCTAGAAAATATGATTAGATATTGGCGGTGGGGAGAGGGTTCTGACAAATCAAGAGACGATGACCCAGAATACTTTAGACGATTTTTTAAACATTTAGGAGATACATAATGGAAAGCGTAATAGGTTTTATTATATTCGCAGCAGTGGCAGCTTTTGCATTCAGAAAGCAATTAGCGCCTTTATACAATAAATATTTTGGAGACAAAAATGACTAAATTATCTTTGACGGATGTAAATGTAAACGCATTTCCAGAAGCAACACCGGCAAGTGACACAGCGCATAGTGTAGTAGTCCCAGCATCACCTGCTGAGCAAACTATTACTGTTCCTGCTGGAGCTAATTATGCTAAGTTCACTTCGGATGCGAATTTTTACGCAACATTTGATGGGTCTACGGTAGCTGTACCGGGTAATTCCGCAGCATCTGCCGCAACTGTTTCTGTTCTTAACCCTGGTGTTAAGTATATCAGATCGGTTGCTACAATAAAACTGAATGCTACAGGTTTGGCCCATATTACTGTAGAATTCTTTGAGTAAAATAAAAAGGGAGGCTCGGGGGCAGGAGGCTGAACCGGAGGATTTTTAATTTAAAAGGAGTTAATATGTTAGAGAAAATAAAAAACGGAGCTGATGGAGCAATAGATGTTGGTATTAAACTAATCAGCTTATCGATTATATTACAAATTATATTTGGCCCAAAAGTGGCTTTCTTAACTGGAAATGTAATTGGTTCTATACTTGATATAGTTTGGACTTTAGGCAATGCTGGACTTGCAGGCTTAATTGCTGCCGGAATTGTTTGGAAGTTACTTGACAAAGACATAACGAGTGAGTTATCTAAGTAATACAAAATAAAATTGGAGATAGATAAATAATTTTTAAAAAACTTAGGTCCCTCCGAACGGTGACGGTTGGCATCAGCCTAAGTAACCAACCACCTAATTTAAATCTATTATCATATGACCTGGAGGGTAATTATGGATAAAGATAGTAAAGAATACAAATTAAAGTTGGCGAAAGAAATAGAGATACGCAAGACCCTTGCTAAGAAAAAGAAAGATTTAGCATATAAAGATGACTTTAAACAGTTTTCAGAAGATCGATTAAAAATTATAACTAAAGACGCTGCACAAGGCTATATACCTTTTAAGTTTAATCAAGCACAACAAAAAATACATAATGCTGTTGAAAAACAATTAAAGGAAAAGGGAAGAGTGAGAGTATTAATTCTTAAAGCTCGACAGCAAGGTATATCTACATATACTGCCGGAAGAGTATTTTGGAAGACTTTATATACTCCTTTTACTCGATCAGTAGTGCTAGCGCACGATAGTGCAACATCTGATGCTTTGTTTACAATGAGTAAGCAATTTATTGAAAGAATGCCACAAGAGGATGCTCCTGAATTAGTTAAATCAAACGCAAAAGAAATCAAATTTGCACATAATGATTCAGGGTTTAGGTTATATACCGCAGGTTCTCCTGAGGCTGGCAGAGGAACAACTCCAACAATACTGCATTGCTCGGAAGTAGCATTTTGGCAAAATCAAGAAAAGATTTTGGCTGGTTTGTTCCAAGGGGTTTCTAGTGCTAATGGCACTGAAATAATCTTGGAGTCTACAGCTAATGGAGCGTCAGGCTCTTTTTACGAAATGTGGAAAAAGGCTGAGCAAGGATTAAATGATTATGTGCCTGTATTTTTACCATGGCATATGACATCAGAGTATACTATGGAATCTCCAAAAGATTTCGTAAGAACCAAAGAAGAAGAGGCATTAGCAGAATTATATGATTTAAGCAATGACCAACTTTATTGGAGACGAATGAAGATTGGAGAATCTGGAGCAACAAAGTTTGCCCAGGAGTACCCTGCCACGTCTGAAGAGGCATTTCAAGTGTCGGGTGCTAATGTATTTGATATTGAAAAGATTGAAAAATTAAAAATTGAAGCTGCTACAAGCTTAAGAAGCTTTAATCCTAAAATGATGTCTTGGGATGAGCAGAGAGAAGGGCACCTTGAAATATGGGAAGCCCCTAATTTTAATGAAAAGTATATTATTGGAGCTGATGTTGCTCTTGGAGTAGGCCAGGACTATAGCACTGCTGTAGTTATGGACTCAAGAAGAAGAGTTATTGGGTTATATCGTAATAATAGAATAGACCCATCAGCTTTTGGCAAAGAATTATTTTATTTAGGGCGCTATTTTAATAATGCACTTTTGGCTGTTGAATCTAATTCAATGGGTGTAGCTACTCTTCAAAAGTTGAAAGATATGAACTATGTTAATATGTACTTTCAAACAAAAATTGCGAACATATCAAATGAAGAAGGAATAAGGCTAGGATTTAGAACAACTAGCGCGTCCAAACCTGCTATTATAGGTAATTTAAAGAATTGGTTATTTGAAGAAGAATTAGATATTAAATCTTCAGTAATTATTCAAGAATTAAAAGATTATCTATCTGATGACAAAGGTTCAACTGGCGCGGGTCCAGGATGTTTTGATGATTCTGTAATGGCTTTGGCTATTACTTGTGAAGTTTATCGAACACATATTGATAGGTTGACAAATGATAGAGTAGGATTTGGTAATATGTATATACCAGAAACTAATAACAATTGGATTTAGGAGACATTATGTCGAAAAAAGTTAATAAGATAACAGATGAAGAGCTAACGGGTCTCATTAATGATGCTATTCATCAATCGGTAGGCTCATTTTCTGATGGCTCTGAAATATCAGAAGCCAGAGACGAAGCTATTGATTACTATACCCAGCAGCCAAAGGGTAGACTAGCGCCAATGGGTGTTTCTCAAGTTGTATCGTCAGATACCGTAGAAATTGTAGATTCTTACTTAGCAGTTATTTCAGAATTAATGCTAAGCAACGGAAGAATAGCTAAATTTAACCCGATGGACCCAACACAATCTAAAGCTGCAGGCATAGCTTCTGATATTACTAACCATTGTATTTTTGTTAAAAATAATGGCTGGGTAGAGTTAAATACTTGGGTTAAAAGTGCTTTACTATTTAAAAATGCTACTATTCGTTGGAAATGGGTAGAGTCTTTTGAGTATAAAGTAGAAGAATACGAAAATATAACTTCAACTCAACTTGATGTAATAACCGCAGAAGACGATATAGAAATTATTGAGTTAATAACAGCATCTGAAGTGGTTGAGGGTGAAGAAGTTGAATATTATGAGTTGGCTCGAATTAGACGAAAAGTAGATACATCAAAAATAGAGCTAGAAAATATTCCACCTGAATCATTTATGATTAACCGCACGGCTACTTCCATAGATAATTCAACATTTGTAGGAATTCAAACCGAAATATCCCTATCTGACTTACGCGCACAAGGCTTTGATGTCTCAGACGATTTAGCCACCGAAGGATCAGAAAGTTTTGCGGGATTAAAAGGTAACTACGGTGAAAGTGCAAACAGACAATCAATTAATAATGTCTGGGTAGGTGAAGAAGAAGATATTTTAGGCGCCGCTAACAGGGAAATTACTGTTAACGAAGTCTGGATGAAGATTGACAGAGATGGTGATGGCATCGCTGAGTTGAAAAGGTTCATAGTAGCGGGCGACGAGATTTTATTAGAAGAATATGCAGATAGCATACCTTTAGCTAATTTAAATCCGATCGAAATCCCACATGCCTTTTACGGGTTGTCTATAGCAGACGTAACTCGATCAGCTACAGAGATTAAAACGGCTATTACTCGAGGTATGGTAGAAAATGTATACTTGACAAATTATGGTCGAGTTCTTGCAGATCCCAACACGGTAGATTTCCGTGCGCTTCAGAGTCCCGAACCTCACCAGATTATCCCTACTAATGGTAGTCCTGTCGCTGCAGTGCAGCCGATTACCCCGGATTCTCTGTCACCCTCAACATTTTCTTTGTTAGAGTTTATGAACAATGAAAAAGAGCAGGCTAGTGGTATGACACGCGCCGCTCAGGGTGTAAATGAAAAGTTATTTGATTCAGGTAACTCAGCAGGTAAGGTTGCACAAGTACAAGCCGCTTCACAAAAGCGTATTGCTTATGTAGCACGTAGATTTGCTGAAACAGGATTTAAAGACTTATGTAGGGGTGTTTATAGTTTAGTTTTAGAAAATGCTGATGCAATTATGAATGACTTTTCATATTATGGCGTTTCATCTAAGGACTTAATGCCTTTAGAGCATTGCACAGTTGATATTGATGTTGGCCCTAATAGCAACGCTAATACTCAAGAATCAATGATGATGTTAGCTACGCAAATTATGCCAATGTTGTATCAAACGCCTGAAACTAAGAGTGTAATTAACCCTGCTTCAGGATTTAATATTGCTAAGCAACTAATGACTTCTGTGGGCATTGAAAATTGGACTGACTTTATTGTCGACCCAAATACGCCACAAGGGCAGCAACAGCAGCAAGCTGTAGCGCAACAACAACAAGCGGCTCAGGCTGAAGCTCAAAAGGAAAACGAAATAGAGCAGCAAAAACTTATGCTAACTCTACAGAAGCAAATGGCTGATATTCAAAAGAAGCAAGCCGATATGGAGCTTGATAGAGAGAAGTTTGAGCATATGGTTGCTAAAGACAAGGCAGAAATTGCGTTGGAAGTACAAACAGGCAAGCCTACGAAAATTGGTAATTAATTCATGACTCGGAGGTCAAATGGATAAAATAGAGTTAGGTAATCATGCCAAAATGATTACAAGCAACAAAGCTTATGATTTAATCTTTGATAAAGTTAAAGAAAAGTACTTAGCAGCGTTGTGTAATACAAGTTCGCATCAAACAGAGCTACGAGAGACTATTTACAATACTATTGTAGCGTTAACTGATGTGAAAAAAGAAATAGAAGCACTGGCAATTGCTGGTGATAATGAAGCATTCAAAAAAGAACAGGAGGATTCAAATGGATGAGTTTACATTATCTGACTTAGAAATGTTTAAGTTAGAAGAAAGAAATATACTACGTGAAATGCGCGGTGCAACAAACCGCGGAGGACACGGTCCCGTTATTAGACAACTACTCGAAAAACTTGTCGCAGTGCAAGACCTTATTGCACGCCTTGAGGGTGTAGTAGAGCGTGAGTCTAAAAAAGAGGATGTTAAAAAGGTTAAAAAGGCGGCAGCACCTACGAAGAAAGCTGCGGCCAAATAAAGAATAATCTATAGGAGGATTATAAATGTCAGAGAATTTAACAACTACCCGGGCAGATGGCCAGGATGTTCAAGTAGATTTGGTTGATGAAGATGTACTGTTAGAAGGTCTAGCGGGCGAGTTTTTTGGTGATGAACCGGAAGAAACTCCACCCAGCGAAGATACTGATAACGAAGTGGAGGAAGCAGCAGAGAGTGATGAAGCTGAGGCGCCCGAGACTGAACTATTAGAAGACGAGAGTGACGAAGATAACTCAGAAACTGAAGAAGAGGAAGAAGAATCTGAAGAAGAAACTGAAGAGGAAGAAGAATCTGAAGAGGAAATCGAAGAGTTAGACATGGAATATGAGGTACCTGTCAAAATTGATGGCGAGGAATCTACTGTATCTATGGCTGAACTTATCAGAGGTTATCAAACTGCTCAAAGTTCTAACAAGAAATCCATTGAAGCCAGTGCACAGCTAAAAGAGGCTAAAGCACTTGCAGAGGAGGCTACTGCGCTTAAATCGCAAAATGCTGAATTGCTTGCTAAAGAAGTTGATAGCGATGCAATACAGCTAGAAGCGTACGACCGAAAAATACAGCAATTAATAAACGACGACGATATGTTTGAGTTGCCTAAATGGCAAGAAGCACGCCGTAACAAAGCTAAACAGCTTGCATCTAAAAAGGAAGAAGCCCAGCGTCTACAAAAAGAAGCTGAAGCTGAAAAAGTCCAATCAGAAGCAGCAGCTTTGCAGGCGAGTAAAGAACAAGCTATTTCAACGTTAGATAAGGATTTACCAGGCTGGCAAGATAATTACGAAGCCGTAGTTAACTGGGCAGTAAAAGACTTAGGTTTTCCTGAGTTTGCAAAT